TATCCCGCTGCGTGTGCGCCAGAATCCCTAATATCACGACCATCTTCTATTTCTCCGTTTCTTCTAATGACTTTGTGATATCCGATATCACGCCATCCTCTTTCATTCACATGCCAATCTCTAATTTTTTCCGAGCCAATGTCCATGCTCGGCTTTGTAGCCGAGCAATGAACAACAATATAATCTGTTTTAGCTCGTGGTTGCATTACATCACCAACGCGATAACTACAACGACAATAACCGCTGCAAGAGCTATCTTCTTTTTCTTGTCTAACGCCATTATCCAGTCTTTAGCTGCTTTTAGTTTATCCATATAACCTCCTGGTTAATAGTTATTAAAATAAGAACGACCTGGAACAGCACTAAATCCTGCCCTGTCTCTGTCTTCTTGTCGAGCTCTTTCAAACTCCTCGTCGTACACCGCCTTTAACAAAGGCACTTTTTCAGGTGCTTTTTTCATCGCTAGATAATAAGCCATTCCAGCTGTCAAACAAGGTAAAAATCTAAAAGGGACGTTTGCGTTATTTGATGGCACGTCAATGTCATCTAATCTCTTTAAAAAATAATACCTTACCGTGTACGTAGATAAATCAGGAGTTGGATATAAAAATAAAGTAGGTGTCGTAGTTCTTTCAAAATAAAACTGAGATGGCTTTCCCTCAGAACTTTTGTTAGGAAGCATATGATAGTCAGCTCTACTAATCCTTGTAAGCGTCGTGTCCACGCTGTTAGAGTCTCTTAGAGAAACTTCTAAAACATCTATGATATTAGTATCTAAACTATAATCTGGATCACTAGCAGTCGTAGATTGTGTGCCAAGTGTTACCGTCCATAAATTTAATCCCCTGTTTGCCCATTCTGACATCAAAAGATTCATGCTACGCACAGCTGTGCGTAAGTCTTTTCCATTTATTTCTTGTAGTCCACACCTTTCATAGGCCTCTTGAATTACTTCCGCAGCCTCTAAATTAAAATCTGTAGAGCTAGAAACAGCCATACGCTACTCCTTAATAGTTCTTTAAAAACTCTGCTATACAAGTGTATGTATTGCCAGAATCAGCTGCTGCTGCCACAACGAAATTCACGTCATTTTCGTTAGAGTTAGAGCTAGTGTTTGCTGGTATGCCACCAAACTCTCTAAAATCCCAATAGCCAGAGTCAATTAAAGTTATAATTGGAATATCTCCGTCTGAGTCTTCATAGTCCAAACGAGCAAAAGCATCGCCGCCATCTCCGTTTGCACACGTCCACCATACTCTTTGTAAAGATAAAGTGCTAACAGAGTTACCATGCTCATCTTTTGCGAGAGCCGATACATCGCCAAATACAGTCGTGCCACCTGTTCCGTCAGATTCTACGACTATTTTGATTGTAACTCTTTTATTGTTTTGTTGTAGGATTGTTGGTCCTGTTACTGTGTCTGCCATGTTCCCTCCTTAATCAAGAACGTGTGGGGCCGAAGCCCCACAATAGTTATTATTGGTCTGCAAATGCAGGTACGTCTGCACCTTCTGCGTAACCCCAAATGTAGTAATTGGTGCTGTCTTTAGCAACAATATTAATCTCAAACAAACCACTGTCTGTAAGAGTTAAACTAGAGTTAGAGTTTCCGTCAGCGTAAACAGATACGTTATCTGCATTAGAGTCTAAGTGTACGATACCACCTAGGAAGAAATTACTATTTCCTGGTGTTACAATAATTAGATTCTCTGTTTCTTCTGCAGCGCCAGCGTAGATAAACTTGTAAGTTTGCCCAGCAACTGGAGCAGGTAGAGTGATAGTTCTATTAGCTCCGATTGCAGGAACCGCAAGTACTCTTCCACTGTGTGTTGCAGCATCAAGAGTTTTGTCTTCATCTCCTAATGCAACAGGTGCATCACCCATTGTAATGATTTCAGTAATCGCGCCTGTAGTAGCGTTCTTACTCACAGTCTTAACTGTGCTTTCGGATCTTACTGGACCCTGAAAAGTTGTATTAGCCATATTGGTCTCCTCTCCATCAACATAGTCTGAGACGTTGTCTACTGCACGAGTCTATGCTGACTATTTTTAAAATGTGCAGTGTCTTGAATATACGCTTTTAATATAGTGTTTGCAAATAAAAAGGGGCGCCGAAGCGCCCCTTAAAAGGTTAGCTTAGAGCTTACGCTCCTGGTGAACCGAATACTCCACGCCAGTCAGAGAAGCCGAAGCTGTATCTTTCTCTTGCTTTGTATCTTACGTTACCAGTATCAAAGTCACCTTCCATAGCAGTCTTAATAGCTGCTCTTTCGAACATTTTAAGACCATTAGGAATGTCAGTTTTGATAAAGAACGCATCTGTGTCTGTTAGGAAGTTGTTTACCACAAATCCTTGAGGTATCATTCCCATAGATGAGATTGCGTTTAGATCGTTATCAGCAGTACCAACTCTTGCTGGTGACTTCATGATTCTTTCAGCTGTAAATCTTAGCTCAGAAGGAATAATCATTTTTACTCCTCTTGCAGCAATTTTTAAGCCTCTTTCATCAGTGAAAGCAGCAATGTCAATTAAAGCTTGCTCGATAGAAGTCTCAGATAGGTCAGCAGAAGTTGCTAACTCGTTTCTTTGATCTCCTGATTGTGAAGGGTGGTCAGTAGCGAATAGCTCTTTACCATCTCCACCTGGGAATGAACTATTGAAACCATTGTTCAATATGTTCGCTCCTTTGATTTGCTTTGTTTGAGCCATAGATCTTGCTAGTGCTTTTGTGTAACGAGTTGCAATCGTGTCATACAAGTTGTCTTCAATCGCTTCTTCAGTAAGTGCGAATGCAAGTGCAACTGTTTCGTGTGTATAACGTGATGTGAAAGTCTCGTTAGCAGTGTCAAAAGTAACTGCAGAACCTTCAGCTTTTACAGCAGCGTTTGCGAAACCAGATAACATTACTTCTTCTTCAAAAGCTCTGTCACTGTTTTCAACGTCGAAAATCTCTAAGTGTTGATTTTCGTAGTTTTGATACTCAAGTCCAAATAATGCATTCAGACCTGGCTCTAGCTCTTTTGCGAGCTGTTGTCTTGATATAGCCATGTGTTAAATCCTCCTGCTATTATAATTGTGTTTTATGAGCATGCTCGTTGAACGCTACAATGTAGTTCGCATGAACAGCTAGCTCGTTGTTTTGCGGATCACCAGTAAAGCCTAGTGCTTTTAGTTGACCGTCTGTAGTAGCTAGATCAGACACATCCAACTCTAAACCAGATATACCAGTTGTAGTTGAACCTGAATGAGTAGCAACAGTGTCAGCCACTTTACCAATGTCAGCTTGTGCAGCAGCTGTAGCCGAGTCACCTTGTATCAAGAATCTTTGATACGGGTTGTCGAATACAAATGCTTTAATTGCTCCCTGCGTAATATTCGTTTGAGAATAAAAGTTAGAGAATTTTGGTTTTCCTGTTGAAGGGTCACTTTCGATGAAGCATCCATTGAATACTCCAATAGCGTCTTCGTTTGATACAGCAGCTTGTACATCTACAAAGCCTGCATTACTTGTATCAATCTCGACGATATCACCTTGGAAAATCGAATTAGACTGGTTGTCTTTGATTTGATATTCCGTAGTTTGAAAGTCACTTGAACTGCCAACAGTATTACCTACAGGTCTTAGACCAAAAGGGGCATCTTTATTTGCCATATTTTGTTTCCTCCTTAAAGGTTATTGTTAGCGGTGGTAGGAATTACTAAAAAATTAGTTCTTCTTTGAGCCACCAAAAGTTACACGAGTCTGTCGATCTTGATTGATCGGCATACTTGGGTGCTGTTCCTTCAAGACATCGTGTTCTAAAGCTTCATTACGATCGGCAGTTTTCTGATCGAAATATGCCTCACGTTGCTTTGCGAGCTCTTCGGGTATCCTTGCCAGCACAAGGCCACCAACCCCAATCACTCCTGCGTAACGACCTTCTGTAACACTTGGATAATCAGTATCTGGATATTCATCAGCTCTTACTAAATCCCATCCGGATCTTATTTTGCCTGACATGTTCTTTGTATCATCAAAGCCCATACTTTCAGCGCGTATCCATCTGTGTCTGTAACCGTCTGGCGCAGGCGGTGCATCTAGTGATGATGGAGGAGTCCATACTTTAGGTCTTTCTTGTTTGACCCTAGATTGACTCGCGCGGGAAGTTTTTATTGTTTTATCTTTTTCCATATGCTTATACCTCCTTCGCGGCTAATTGTTTCGCAT